AAGAAGCTAGTTATCTTTATTTTGACGGAAAAGATGAAAAAAGAAGTTTTTATCTAATAGATGACGGAAACAAAAAAATGTATTTAATGGAGTGCGAATATTTAATGGAGTGCGAATATGAGAACATATATAACTATATGGGTTATGTAATACAAGACAACAGGGCATAGTCCTACAAGGCTAAAATTTGCGATTCAAGCGGATTTTATAACAGGATGAATATAATATACCACTAAAAAAATAGGGAGGATTTGAAACAAAATCTTTTCTATTTTTTTTATTTTGCTTATTGACAAATTATAATTTTTATGATATAATAAACTGGGTATCAAAAATAAATTGTATACAATTTAGAATAAAGTATACAATTTATTTCGCTAAAAGAGTTGACAGCCATTAAAATTTATGATAATATATAAGCAAGTTAAAAAATATTAAACGGGAGAATATTATGAATTTTAGTGAAAGATTGTTGAAATATGGCGAATATCTAAGCGACATTACAAATGATACTAATACGAGAATAAGGATTATTGAATATAGCGGATGCCTTTTTCGGCATGAAATGAAAAATGGTGAAGTGATAGAAGTTAAACAGCTTGATAAATAAATTGCAAAACAGAAAAACACCTATGTTATATAGGTGTTTTTTAATACTCTATTTTGCGGAAATATCGCCCTATAATTGATTTTTAAGCGACTTTATGCCTTTTGTCGATAACTTATACCATAAGCAAAATAAAATCGCTTAAAAGCTAAAATAAGAGCATATAAGTATGGTGGGCAAAACAGGACAAAAAAAAAGAGCCGAAGCTCTAATTATTGAAGCCTTTATTTTCATGTTGTCTACATTTTTTTAGCATACATTTTGACGGTTTAAGTCCATATCGTAAAATTTGATTTTCTCTTGCTATGAGTTCAGTTATCTTTTTTCCGCTATTGAGATTATAAATTATAACGACACCATTGTTGTAGACTTCGTGCACTTCGTAGCCGTTTGGATGATTCTTGTCTACTGCATAACAAGCTATGACTTTCGCCTTTTCCACTTCTATTAGTTTGTTACACAACGCAGTCCTTGCAAGCCTATCATCGTTGTAGTGCATCGTGTTTTGTTTTGCTGGTGTAAAGTTATTCAGTTTTTCAATTACTTTAAACATCTTTATATTTCCCTTTTTCTTTATTATACCACAATAATATATTAAATGCAATATGAAATTAAAAAAATAAATAAAAATATTTTTCAAAAACCTATTGACAAATCAAAAATTTTTTGGTATAATAAACTGGGTGTTAAAAATAAACTGTATACAATATATGAAATTACATACAATTTATTTGCAAATAGTGATTGACAACAATGGTAAATCGTGCTATAATGTAACCATAGAAAAGAATAAACGGGTCGGCATAAAGGTTGCTGATTGAGGAGATTGTAGCTAAAGGGAGCTGGTACAAAAACATCTAACCTGCAAAAAATTTATTGTATGCAATCTCTATTTTTGTATACAATAAAGTAAGAAGTGATAGGGGTAATGGTGTGCGTAATATACCCCACGGGGGTAATGGCGAAATTTGAATAGCCCCACAGTATTAAAAAAAAATAAAAAAACAATTTTTAAATTTTTTATTTTTTAAATATATTATAAATAGAAATTATTAAAAACAAATAAAAAACAGCGAGGTTAAAAATTAAAATGGTTGAATTTAAGTTTAATAATAGTCTTATAGCTTTAAATGCAAATAATATTATTAGTGTGTGTTTGGTTCGTAATAGTATTTATATAAACTATTTGGCTACAACTTATTGTGAATCTTTGTGCGTGTGTGATAATATAAATCAAATGTTTGAATCTTTGAAATATACAAAATCGAAAACAACTATACGTGCCACAAGAAATGATTTTGGAAAAAATAATGATGGTTTCTTGGTGAAAATTATCATTAGTCCTACTACGCTTGCTATATGTAATGAGGAAAACAACGAGAAAAATATTAATAGCATTTTTGGAATGATGTGTTTAATGTATACTGACATCATTTCTCAGTTTACAGATTAGCTTTAGATTCTAAAGATTAATAAAGTGGGTAATAAATATTTTGTTGAAAATTATATACACTATTTCCAACAAAATATTCCAATTTTAATTCTGAGCATGAAATCACCGTTCAGAATCTATTTGGAATTTGAAAATTGCAATTTAATTTGAAAAACAGATTTTGAAAACGGAAAACGAATTTTGAAAATCATATTTGAAAATGGAATTTGAATATTGACTTTTGGTTTTGAATATGTTATAATATGTCTATACAGAAAAGGAGGATTTGAAAATGAAAAAGGAAATTGAAATGTATATTGGGACACTTAAATCCGACAATACCAAGAGGGCATATGAAAGAAATATATTGAGTTTTGTGAAATGTTGCGGAAACGAAGTTACATTTCCTAAATATATGGAGTGGGTTTCGACATTGCAAAACTATTCAAGCGCAACACAGTTTCAGAAGATAGAATCAATTAGAGGATTTGTAGGGTTTCTGTTTGATATGGAGGAAATTTCGGCTGATACATATATGAGGATTGTTAAGCAGAAAACTCCTAAAGTAAATAATAAGAAAAAACTTTCGCTCACTGAAAATCAAGTCGAAGATATGTATGACAAATCGAAGAACAAGCGTGACAAAGCAATTCTAAGTTTGCTTTTCCACAATGGACTTCGTGTTAGTGAATTGATTAATATTAAATTAGATGATGTAAATTTTGATAACGGAGTGATTAGAATTATAGGAAAAGGTGATAAATGGAGATACGCTTATTTAAATTCAAAAACGATTTTGGATATTAAAGAATATCTTAAAGTTAGAAAAGATTCAAATGATAATAACTTGTTTATTTCAAATTATCATAACAAGATGAATGAACAGGGGATTAATAAGACAGTTAAGTGTATCGCTAAAAAGGCTGGCATTGATATTAAATCGCTTAATTTCTCGACACATTCATGCCGCCATACTTGTTTAACGCTTTTAAATGAGAGTGGAGTACCAATAGAAGTATGCCAGCAGATTGCGGGACACTCAGATATTACAACTACTAAAAGATATATTGATGTAAACCAACAGAGAGTAAAAGAAACAATGATGAATTTTGGAATTTAGAGAAGGAGAATAAAATGAGTTTTAACGATGAAATAAAAAATTACATTGACGAAAATGAAATTGTATGTAATACGAGCGATGGAATTATTAAGTGTATTCCTACAGAAAAGGTTAAGATATTGATATATTCAATAGAGAAATCTATTATAGATGCGTTTGATATTGATAATGATTTTGAGGTAAAAGATGATAATTAATCACAAAGAGTCTTGGACGATACCTATCGTAAATAATATTTGTATTAAATACGCTGAGAAAATAGCTAAAGCATCAAATAATTTACATGTTGATTATGATACCACATCAATCACAATTTGGTGTGATGATACGCTCAATATAGGCAACGATAAAATGCTTAAAGCAATGGAGAATATTATAAATGAAAACTGAAACCATCTTAAAAACCGTAAACGAAGTCCTATCTACAAGCGACTTTGGTAAATTGAGCAAACTCAAGCTCGACCTTGAGGACGATATTAGAGTACAGGGGTGTAAAAATAAAGGTCTTAAACTTGATAGTGCTATTAAGAAGATAATTAAAGATTCTCCATTTGGTATGATTTATGTGCCATATAAAGGCAAGCGAGCGTTATTGAATAATTATATGATGTTATGTCTGAATGATAATTATGGTTATCTAAAAATTGAGGACACACACCTTGAACCTATAGATTTAGGAAAAGCAATTCCAAGCACGGAGAAGTATTCATATCAAATAGATGTAGATATGAACGACCTTGAAGCGTTTAATAAAATATCAAAAGCGGAAGCGAGTAAACGCCCATATATTATGGAATGTAGAGATTTAAAAATTGGAGTAAACAGTAATAAACTTTTAACAATACTTAAAGCCATGAAAACTAATACGGTTTATTGTAAAGATTGTGTATCTCCAATTCTTACTGAAATAGATATAGACCACAATGAATTTGGGATGGTACTTCCAATGAGAATAATGTAAGGAGATAAATATGAAAAATGATTATGATGCTATAAGTGAATATGTCGATTCAATGAATAATATGACATTGGCAAATCATCTTGAATTTATAAGAAGGGGTCATATACCTGATTATAATTATACATATGAAGAAGATGATTATGAAGCATACGAATTACACATGATTATACTTAAAATAATTAAAAAACTCGAAAGCGAGGGAGAGTGATGACAAAAGACGGAATAACAGCGAAAGAAGCAATAGATGCTATTGAGCAGACACCGTTGTTACGATATGACCGAAATAAAGGAACATACAGCAATCTCGGAATGGCTTTAGATGCGGCGATACACGCTTTGGCGGCACGAGTCCCAACATCTCCCGAACTGTTGGGAGACGGTTATTCGGAAGGTGAAATCGTTTATGACACATGGATATGCCCGAATTGTAAGCAAGAATACGAGATAGAATATGAGCATTATAACTTTTGCCCATATTGCGGGCAACACATTGATTGGAGTATAGAAAGCGAGGTGCAAGATGAGTAGATACATAGATGCGGATGAATTAGTGAAGTATTTCAAGGATAAGTATGAACCAACAGATGTAATCTATTTCCCATATGTACTTGATGACATAGACGCACAGCCTACGGTCGATGCGGATTTGGTTGAAGTAAAGCGTTGTAAAGATTGCCGACACGCAAAAGATAGTGCAATTCACGGAATGAAATATTGTGAAACTATGCAACTAACATTTGATAATGATTTTTATTGTGGATGCGGAGAAGAATAATGGAACTAACAGAAAGAGACCAAAAAATATGTGATAAATATAGTCAAAGAGATATAAACGGAGATGGTAAAGTGATGTGCTATAAATGTCCTCTCCGAGTAGGCAAAGGTAGTTATGATTTTAGGTGCAAAGCTAACAGTCGTTACAATAAACATACACATGAATGGGAAAGGGAGTATTAATGAAGAATAATTTTGAAAATATGACCGACAATGTTAAAACGGTCATTGAAACCGACCTAAAAAGCAATTATATTAAGAATATGATAAGTGGCTATGAAATAGCTATGAATCTTATATCCGAATACGCAAATGACCATGATGCAAAAGAAATTAAAGAATTTTGTGACAAGTGTTTAGAACCAAAGAATATTAAAAAGATGGAAAAAATGGCAAATAGAACAAATAAAGTTGACAATTAATAACCATTTGACTATAATATAAGCACAATTAAGGAGGATAATAATGGAAATTAAGAATTTTTACGAAGTAGATGGACACAGATTTGAGGAAAAGGGGGACGCTGAAAATTATTTAAAGAAATGTGAAGAGAAAGAAGCGAAGGCAAAGAAACTTGCTGAGGAAAAGGATGCGAGATGGCGAGAGGTAAATAGTGCGTGGGACACATATGTGAGATTAGCAAATCAGTTTAACAAAGACTATGAAACAAAGTACAGTAGTATATTTGATTGGCGTTGGTAAGGAGAAAATTTAATGAGACAAACATTTAGTGAATTTACAATGATAGGAACGCTTAAAGAAAAGAGTTCCGTAGATGTGAAAAATAATATTGATATTATACAGAAGAGTTTTGAAGATGGTGCAACCTATTCTATTGCAAAAGGTAGAATTGTAATGGAGTGTAACGGTGGAGAATATAGCCTTGATATCTACGCTCAAGACCATTGGAAGTCATTAACGGACAATGGTAAGCATAAGAAGAATATAACATACGACCGTATTTCGGCTCTCGCAGAAACTGAAATTGGTAGCAAGTTGGAGATTACTATTGAAACTAATAGATTCAATGATTACAAAAATAAAAGAGGCAATGTTAGTAGCATAGATTGCTTTAGCGTTAAGGATATTAGAACGGCAAGCGAAGATGCCGAAGAATATTTTGAAGGAAAAATTGAGGGTGTGATTAATAAAATTATGCCTGAGATTGTTAGAGAGGAAGAAACAGGTAGACTCAAAGTTGAATTTGTAGGGGTTAGCTTTAAGGAAGAGGCTCTTCCACATCAGATTTTTGTACCAGCTGATTTGAAAGATAGCTTTGAAGATATTTACCATGTTGGAGATACAACAGTCCTTGAAATGGAAATATTGAGCAAGTCTTATGGAAAACAGCAAAAGAGTGGAGGTATGCTCGGAGGACGCCATGCAAGAGTGAATGACGGATTCACAAGAACCGAATGGTGTGTTGTGAACGGCGATGATATTTACGATGAGGACACCGTAAACAAGTCAGGAGAATCGCTTATTATAGACCCAAAGGATATTAAGTCCGCTATGGAAGAAAGAGCTGTTAGACTTGAGGCTATTGAAAATGATACAACAACTAAGGCTACAAAGTCAAGTGGCTTAAAGGGTTCTGCAAAGTTTACCGAAGTTACTAATCCTGAAGATTGTCCGTTTTAAGGTAAGGTGATATAATGGGAAAAATAAATATATTTGAAAAGCAAGAGAATGGTATGGTCGGTACGCTTGAAGGTCAAAAGATAATGATTTATGGTGGCAACGACACAGGAAAATCTTATCAATCCACAAGACTCCCTAAGCCAATGCTTCTTATGGCTGAGGCTGGTGGCAATGCTAGAAATGTACCTAAGTTTCCACTTGATGACTGGGACGATTTTGCTCAGATTGTTAAGCAACTGACAAGCAGGTATGAAGAAGCAAGGAAGATGTATCAAACTATTATCATTGATACTACTGAAATGCTTGTATCTCTTTGTGAGCAAAAAGTCGCAAAGATATATGGAGTATTAGATGTGTCAATGGTACAGGATGCAGAAAAGGGAAATCCAAATGGGTATTCACTTTCAAGAACAATATTCAAGAATCAAGTCAATCTCTTAGCAAGACATGGATTTACAACGGTATTTATCTCACATGATATGACAGACGACAAGTATAAAGACCCTGCAAGCGGTGCGGAATACCCAAAGATAATGCCATACGGTTCAAACAAGGAGAAGGGTTCAACAAAATTTGTTAGAGATTTGTGCGATTTTGTAATTTATACTTATGCTCAAGGTGTAGATGCGGACACAGGCAAGACAATATATTCAAAGGCTATTTGCAAGGAAACACATGATATATTTGCAAGAAGTCGTTATCCAATGATGCAGACATATATTGATGAGTTTACTGCTGAAAATCTTACCAAGGCTATTACAAAAGCTATAGAACTAAGTGCTAAAGAAGAAGGTGCTGGTCTTACAAGTTTTAAGGTGATTAGTCAGAAATACACTAAAGAAGATTATTTTGCACTATTAGAGCCTTATGTTAAAAAGATTTATGAGGTGTACCCCGATTATCTTACAGAACAAATTGAACTTCAGTTTGGTGCAAATAAAAAGGTTACAGATGCAACAGATGAGCAAGTTGCTCAGCTAGGAGCATTATATACAATTCTTGTAGACTTTTGTGAAACGAGAGATATAAATGTGTAGGTATATAGAAAACAATACGACAGATTATATTCGTGCTTTTCAGTATGATGGTGATTTTATGAATTACAAAGGCGAATATTATTGTCCTAAATGGGTGGAAGATTTGGTCAAAAATAATAAGATATACTACGGAGCGGCTAACAGACCACCTTGGGAAGCATTTGTTCATAATGATAATTACGAAGTAAGAATCAATGTGGGTGATTATATTTATCAAAGGATAGGCACAAATGATGTAATTGATAAGACTTATGTAATGACCCCACAGGAGTTTAACCAAAGATTTACGGAAGTATAAAGGATTAAAGGAGGAAAGCAATGTATATTAGATTAATAGTCTTTTATACATTGCTTTTTTTAAAGGGGAAATTATGAAAAAGAGAGCAATGAAAAAATGGATTCCTAAAGATACCATTTATTGCTATGAAAGATTAACAAGACAAAATAAACAAGATTTAGAAAATGGTATTCCTATTAAAGTAAACAGATGTCCTTGGTATATTGTAGCTAAAATGAATGTTCCAATAAAGGAAAGTTGCGATGAATATTATTTTAAGGCTTTTTGCAAATACTGCAATGAGGGAGATGATATTTGTTTAGATGATGAGTGTAAAATATGTGGGGAACATGAGGGTTTTACAGATGGTTATGAATATAAAACAAGAAGTGGATATAAAATAAAATGACAAATGATAAACAAGTAATATGTAGACATTGTGGCAAACTAATAGATAAGGAAACAGCATATTCAGACGCAAAACGCAAAACATATTATTTTTGTGATGTTTATTGTGCTATCGAATATGATAAAGAAAGGCAAAAGAAATCTAAGCCTCCCAAAGCCACCAAAGTGAAAGAAGAGCCAATTAAAGTAGAAAATAAAAAATCAGATAGAGAAAATTTATTTGATTATATTGTAGGGCTTTATGGGTATTTCCCAAATTATATTCCATACAAAGTTAAAAATATGATTGAAGATGGATTTACATATAAGGGTATTGAATTAGCATTAAGATATTGGGTAGAAACTTTAGAGCATGGATGGAATGAAAAAAGTGGTATTGGAATTGTACCATATATCTATGACGAAGCCAAGGGGTTTTGGATAGAACAACAAAATATGAGAGCAAAAGCGAATGAATACAAAGAGGACAATGTAATTAAAGCAAATCCTATAACTAAAAATTTGTCGCTGTTAAAATATAAAATGAGAAGGGGAAAATAAATATGGGCGAAAGAACCGCAGAACAATTAAAAAATATGCAAACAATGGATTTAAGCCGAAAAATACAAGTAATGCAAACTAGAATTGTTGAATTTGTAGAGAGAGAGTAAGGACGCCTATATTTCGTTCAGCGGAGGAGGAATAATGGATAAAGATGTTGCAAAAGATATTATATTAAAAATAAGATGCCATCAACGCATGAATCCTAAATCTGAAGATGAAGCATTTAAAGAAGCTATATGTGCTATTAACAAGCAAATTGGGGCAAAGCCCGAAGCAGTAGGTAGTTCGTATCTCAGGAAACATTATCAAGTATATAATTGTCCTGTTTGTAAACGAATGATAGTTGAAAAATTTAATTGTTATTGCAATCATTGTGGTCAAAAGATAGATTGGAGTAAATAAAATGGAAGTTACATTATTTGTAATACTTGTATTAATTATATTGGTTTGGTTTTTGCTTATTTTACCTATAGTAATTTCAGAGATTAAAGCTAATAACGCTATTGAAATTACAACTGTAGACGAAGTTAGAATTGAACCATTAAAAAATAGCAACAAATTATACACGCCTGAGCAAGTAAAAATAAATGAAATTATAAATATTATAAATCACGATTATCAAGAGGATAAAAAATGAGTAAAATAGATGAATTAGTTGAAATGATGGCAGAACAACTCACATACGCAGATGTAATGTGTGCAAACATAGATACTAAAATTTCAGCCACTATTGTAAAGAAATGGCTTGAATTAAAAATGACTCAAGAACAATTTGCTGAATATCTTAATATGACAAAAGATGAAATTAATCAAATAGAAAGTGGAAACTATAACTATAACATAGAAGAACTTTCTGAAATATTTGAGAAGTTAGGAATTGAATGGGATATTAGCATGAAAGATGTGGAGGAATAATAATGGAATGGCATAATATTGAAAAAGAAGGTTATCCTAAAGACTCTAATGATTTATATGCACTTATTGTTGATTTTTATAGTAAACCTATAACATTTAATCAACTTTGTTCTTTTTCAGCTAACTTATACGAATTTAATATAGATGATTTTGGCTATTTGAAAGATTGTATTAATAAAAGAGGATTTTATTATTATTACGATGGTGATTTTATAGCTGTGAATAATGTTATAGCTTGGGCTAAAGTTGAGTCATATAAGGAGGAAAAGTAAATGAAAATGTATGTACCCGTGATAGACACAATTGAAGTTAAAAAGTGCCCTATGTGTGGTGGTATACCTATGGTTGAATGTAAAATATTTGATAAAAAATACTCATTTGAACTAGAAAAAACACTTGGAGAAGCTGAAAAAGGTATGTTGGGAGTTTCCTATCGAGTTCAATGTCCTCATTGTGACATATATATGCCTTTAAATAAATGGAACTGTTTTACAAAGGAAAAAGAGGTATAAAATGAATGAATTTGATGATAAACATCAAGTATATTGTTCACATTGTAAATTTTTAAATATAGAAGATAATAGTAATAACTGTATAAATAAGAATATATGTGACAATAAAGTTTGGTATGATTCAAAACCTTATTCAGACAGATATTGTTATATGCCTTCTGTAGACTATGTAAAAGCTATTGTAAATGAATTTGAATTTAATGGTGAATTAATATCTAGCGTTAAAGAAGAAATAGAAAAAATGAGAGAGATGGAAGAAGATTAAAATGACCACTGATTATATAGAAACTCAAATGGATAATATAGCTAAATTAGAAGATAATTGGAATGATAATGGAGCAATAGCATTTTCAAAAGAATTAATAACAAAAGCAAAAGCTATGGCTTATACTTTAACAGGAGAGTTTAAGATTTTTCCAACCGCAAATGATAGTATTCAATTTGAGATTGAAAACGCATATGGTTATATAGAAATAGAATTATTTAAGAATGGTGAAATTAAATGCTACTTTGAGAAAGGGAATTAAAATGTATATTATAGATTTGAAAACTTTTAAATTACCTAAAGATTTCCCTAAAAAGGGTGAGCTTAAAAGATTGCTTATTCAGCAAACTGTTGATTTGCACGATGAGGATATTAAACAAACTATTGAAAATGTTTTATACGATAGTTTTAGACCTTTTATGTCTAGTAGACATGCCGATGAGTTAGCTAAAGATGGTAGAAAACGAATTATAAATAGTATAGAACATGATGTAAACAGGAGGTTTTAATGGAAAATTATTATGCAAATCCAACTCTGCTTAAAAATATAGATAGGCTAGAGCGTATAAGGGTGGTATGTAGTCATAAAGATTGGGATTTTAACAATTCCAATCTTATATCTAACAATGTAGTTGATAAGGCTCTTTTTATTATTAATAGAACAAATATGCAACCATCTATTATGCCTTGTGGCGATGGAAGTTTATATCTTGAATTTGGCAGTGTTGCAGAGGTACAGGTATCAGAAGAGCTTTGTATGAAATATGTAACAGTAGATAAATGTGAATGTGTTGACATGATAGACGAAGAAGAAATTGCTTTTATAGATGTAGCTGATATAGTTAATATTTTATGCAAAAAGGCAAGCAATGAAAAAGAACGACCTTTCTAGTCAATGATATTAAACTTGCAAATTTAGGCTATGATAGAGTGGATATGAGAGGAAAGGGGAAGCAATTACTATGAGCCAATGGGATGATTATAATGCGGACTCACAATTTGCACACGATTTTCCCTATGATATACCAAACGAATATTGGTGTATGAATAATGGAAAAAATTCTTGTAAAAGACATGAGTACGAAACATATTAAAAATTGTATGGCTATTGTTGGTGCTGATGATAAATGGTATAATTATTTTCAACAAGAATTAAATTCAAGAAAGGATATAAATAAATTATGGTAAGAGATATTTGCTATTGTGGAGACGAATGTGATAATACGGAATGTGAGAGAAATAAGTCAAATATAACACCCAAAGCGATAGTGACAATGGCGTTCCTCAAAGGAACAGAATATTGTCCGTTGGAGGAAGAGAATGATAACACGACAAAATCTAATTGAAAATGGATATAAACGATGCGATACGGGTACAAATCCATATTCAAACGCATTATATCAAAAGCGAATAGATGATAAGGTTGGTAAAAAATATTTTATTGATATTGATGAATATGTATTTCCTAATAAAATTAGTTATTCACCTTCGGTATCGTATTTTAAGCATTTCAAAGCCGATGATGATAATAATTATGATACGTTTATAGATGTAACATTTCACACAGTAGATTTAACTGAACTAGAAAATCTCGCAGAAAAGTATTGGAAATTTAGTGGAAAAAGTTATTATGAATTTTGGGAGGAAATATAATGAAATACAGAAAGAAACCAGTGGAAATTGAAGCATACAGATATTTCAACAGCGACTATTTTAATCCATCTTCTTTAAAATGGATAGTTGAAGGATTTACACATAATGTTCTTTTCTATTCAGACAAAGATGAGCTTTATGTATCAACTCTTGAGGGGAATATGAAAGTAAGCAATGGCGATTGGATTATACAAGGCGTAAATGGAGAACTTTATCCTTGCAAAGATGATATTTTTAGAAAGACTTATGACGGGGTAGAATAATGTTATTTGAAGTTACAAAGACATCATTAATAGCTTCAAATGATATATCGCCATGTAATGAAGCTATTAAAATAAAATTAGATGATATAGATATGTGCCGATGTAAAAGTTTTGAAGAGTATGATAATAGTTGCATAGGAAAAAGATTTGGTAAATGGACAGATAAAGGAACTGGGCATACAGTTGAGAAAAACGGTTATATTACAAGAAATTTAGGAGCAGAAGAAACTTGGGGTATTGAATTTAATTCGTTAAAAGAGTTAATAGAATTTACATACAAATATGATGAAATTATATTAAGAAAGAGTTGGATAGACAACCAAACACCATGTTTAGAAATATATGATGACTATAGAGAATAGGAGATAATAAAAATGGGATTTGATGAAGCAATTAAAGAAATAAAGAATGGAAAGAAATTACAGCGAATTGGTTGGAATGGTAAAGGTCAATATATAGAATTAGCAACACGTATTAGTTATACTAATTCAACAAATGAGGTTATAGATTGTAACCATACTGATATTGGAAACAAAGCGATTGCTTTTGTTGGAACAAGCGGCGTACAAATAGGTTGGTTAGCAAGTCAGGCTGATATGCTGGCTGAAGATTGGCAGATTGTAGGATAAGAGATAGTATGGATAATAATAAATTTGTAGGACTTTGTAAAGATATGATAGTGGATTATTTGCAATCGTCAGAAATGTATTCTGATTCTGAAATTCTATCCATGTCAAAGCATAATGGTATATATGTAGTGTGGCTTTGTAAGGCATTGCAAAATAATAAAGCACTATTAAGCACAACAATGCAAGACACACGGTATTATGAAATTACATATAATGGCGATAAAGGTGAGGTATATTTTGACTCTTATATAAAAGAGAAAAACATATGTAAATTTCTTGACAATTAAAACGGAGTGTGATATAATATGAATTATGATAAAGATAGATTGTCATCAATTTTATATGGTTTAGATGCTTTCTCTACTATAACGGTAGCACCTAATCCACAAATAGAATTTATAAAAGGAGAACCAATGATGAATTTTGATGTTTTGTATAAAGAACTAAATAGAGTAAATCCTATGACAACTCCAAAAGTTGAAAAGGTAATTTATAATAATCCAGCTACGATTATTATATTTGATGATGGTACTAAGTCAGTATCAAAGGTAGATGCCCAAGATACTTATGATAAGACTATGGGATTTCTGCTTGCTTATGTGAAGCGTTTTTGTAGTCATAGAGAGTTTAAGCGAATGATAAAGGAGTACATTTACAATGACTAAATTGCCACCCGAAGCACCAAGTTTAGATTTCCGTATGCTATTAGCTATTAGGAATTTTTTAGATGACCATAGCGTGAGCATAAAAAATAGTTGTAAAAGCAAAAAGCAATATGAACTATTTATAAACAATTTGATTAACTACTTACTTACAAATAATTTTGAGAGAGATAAATTTCTTGAGTATGGTGGTAATGTAAATGTAAGATGCTCAAACGACAACAAACAAACAATACTAAAATTAATTTTTTAAGGAGGCAATAATGATATATGATAGGGTGTCGGCACAATTTGTTTTAGGATTTCTATTAAACAATCCAACAATATTATATAACATTAGATACAAATTAAACCGAAATGATTTTAAACCCGTTCTTTTTCATTATTATCTTTTCGCTTGCATAGAAAATATTGCTGAAAGCGGAGTCCAAGAAATTGATAGAGATGTAGTTACTGTCTTTCTAAATAGCACCGATAAATACAAAACACAAAAAGAAGTGTTAGAAGATAATGATTATGCTGAATTTATCGACACGTTTAAGGATTTGGTAAAAGATAGCGATAATAGTTTTGATTATTACTACACATCAATGCGTAAGTATAGTCTTGTGCGAGGATATCAGAGCAAAGGATTTGACATAACTGATATATACGATGAATCAAAAGACGAAGAAAGCCAAAGAGAGCATCTAAATAATTTATCAATAGATGAGATTTTGGCACATTTTGAAAAAATTCAGAAAGATTTAGAAAGCGAATATAGCAAAGAAGCACCTATCGAAGAGAGTTGGGCTGGCGAAAATGTAAATGAAATGCTTGAAATGTTTGAAGAAACACCGAGCTTCGGAGCATCTTTCAATAGCCCATATCTTACTACTGTTGGCGGTGGTTGGAATCGTGGACATTTGATAATGAGGTCTGCGCCGAGCGGGTGTGGAAAGACAGCCCAAGCTATTGCCGACTTATGCTTAATGGGAACTAAAGAATTATATGACCCACAAGAGCATAAATTTATGCCCAACCCCAATTACCAAGGCAAATGTTTTTATATTCATACAGAGCAAAAGCAATTTGAAGAAATACAACCAAGGTTTTTATCTTATGTTGCCAATGTAGAATGTTATCGAATTATGACTAACGACATTAACGACAAAGAAAAAGAGCGAGTTAGAAAAGCTGGTGAAATTCTACAAGATAGTGGTATAAGGCTTATCAATTTGCCTAAATTCACAATGCAAAGTATTCGTGAGATAATTAAGTCTATGGTGTTGCAATACGGTTGCACCTATGGGGTATTTGATTATATATTCGATAACACATATTGTATGGCTGAGTATCGAACTAAAGTAGGAAACTCAGCAAGACAAGACATGATGTTTCTTGCTGTTGCTACTGAATTGAAAGATATTGCTGAGGAATTTGATGTTGGACTAATGACAATGACACAGCTTAACGGAAAAGAAAAGACATTAGATGTAATAGATGAAAGTTGTATATTTGGTTCTACACAAATGAAAAACAAATTGGACATAGGTATGATAACCATGATACCTAAGAAAAAAGAGCTTGAGCTTTTAGCACCGCTATACGAGGATAATAAGTTCGGTAAAAAAATTGATATTAACATGGTTACAAATGTTTACAAAGCAAGATATAACCGATATGGAAAGGCGTTGCGCATTTGGCAACATTTGAACAGGTCTACTGGCAGAGTAGAAGATTATTTTTGCACAGATGTTGATAATGAACCTGTTCAAATTGACAGAACGGTATTAGATAATCTAAATCTAATTTGACATTTAGTGGCAAATGTGCTATAATATCTTATATAAAGGAGGTAGCGAAATGAGAGTAATAGTTCCAATAGTGGTATTTGTAATTTGGTTTTACCTCAAAACATGGGATAAAAAGCATTAATGATTGATACTAAACAGCTAAAAGAAAAAATGAATACTGATGATATAATTACTGTTGTGGAAAGTTTGGGAGGAGAAATCCGAGAAGATAAATCGCCTAATTATATTATTTTTACATCAATATGTCATCACGCAGATGCCAACTCTCATAAACCGAAATTATACTTTTATGAGAGAACAAACAGTTTTTATTGTTATTCATGTGCAACTGCATTTGATATATTTGCTTTAGTAGAAGCAAGATGGAATGTATTAGATATTGAATTTACATTTAGCGATGTAGTTAAATATGTAGCAAATATTTTAGGGTATTCTCAAGAAAAGTTGTCCGCAAGGAAAAAACCCTCGTGGCGAACCGATATACTAAAGTTTACTACCCCCAATTCAATGGATAAATCGCACTTAATTTACCCTAAAACAGACTTAAATAGGTTTGTCGATAAATTACCCCTTGCTTGGATAAATGAAGGGATTTCGGTCTCAACTATGCAAAAATATAGTATAGGCTATTATCCATTACAAGATACTACAACAATTCCAGTATTTGATATAAACGGAAATTTAGTAGGTATTCATGGCAGACGATGGAGACCTGAAGATATTGAAGATGGAAAATATAAACCTGTTTATACACTTAATCAAGAATATAAATTTCCAACGAGTAAAGTTTTATATGGGTTAAATATAAACAAAGAAAACATTCGATATACACAAGAGGTCAAGATATTCGAAGCACCTAAAAGTGTAATGATGTGTGAGGATATATTAGATATAAACAATTCGGTTGGATTGTTTGGTTGTAATATGAGCGTGTATCAAAGAAAAATGTTATTGTCATTAGGTGTAGATAAATTTGTTATTTGTTTAGATAAACAAAGTGATGCTGATAAACATGATATTTGGCAAAAGAGTATAAATAGAATAATAAAACTATTAAAACCCTATGGCGAAATATATATAGTGAAAGATAAAAATGATTTATTGGATTATAAAGATAGTCCTGTAGATAAAGGAAAAGAAATTTGGGAACAGCTATACGCAGAAAGGATTAGAATATGAATATTTGCGATATGATATGTAAGACAGAAGAAGATTTTAACGTGGCATGGGAAGATATTGACTATGGAGAGCTTGTATGGGCAATCGCCGAGAATATTGGTAGTGACCATGAGCCATTTCTCGTAGTTAAATGTCACGAAGCTGGCGGCGGTGATATGATAATGGACATTGAAAATGATTGTAATTGTTATGATGATATACATATGTATTCTTACAGTAGAAAGGAAAATTAATGAAGTTATACGAAATAAATAATGACATTCTTAATCTACTTGAAAATGAAATGGTGGTAGACGAAGAAACAGGCGAAGTAATTTGGGATGCTGATAATTTTGATTCTCTCATTCAGAACAGAGATGAAAAGTGGGAAAATTGTGGACTGTTTATAAAGAATCTTAATGCTGAAATTGATTCGCTCAAGACCGAGGAAAAGAATCTTAAACAGCGTAGACAAGCAAAAGAAAAGAAGGTACAACGGCTTTCTGATTATCTCCGTTACAGTATGCAACTTACAGACGATAGAAAGTTTGAAACAGCAAGGGTTGTACTTAGTCTTAGAAAGTCAAAGAGAGTTGAGATTGATGATATTGAAAAGCTCCCAAAGGAATTTATCAAGGAAAAGGTTGAAGTTAGTGCTGATAAGACTAAACTCAAGGACGCTATTGATAAACATGGCATGGAGATTGATGGTGCAAGGATAGTTGAAAATGACAACCTTAACATAAAATAAAACTAAAGAAAGGTTATAACCTTTATGACTAATAAGAAGATAAAATCCGCTTATGTAGAATTAGTTGGAACAAATGCAAAGGAAGTTACAGGAAGTGCGAGCTTAGTTAGATTTTTAGACTATTCTATATTAGTGGATTATGGACTGAGACAATCAGGGAATGATAAAGAAGATTATATAACCAATTTAAAACGAAACAAAGATATTAAACCTAAGAAATTAGATGCTATAATATTAACTCATGCACATATTGACCACAGTGGGTTAATACCAAAACTCTATGCCGAAGGAGCGGACTGCCCTTTATATATACCCAAAGGCACAAAAGGGTTACTCACTATAATGTGGCAAGATTGCGTAAAAATATTTAATGCAGACTATGATAGATATAAACGAACTCCATTATATACTCAAGATAATATAGATACAGCATTAAAGCATATTAAAGAATGTGATATTCACAAAACAAGAAAAATAAACGATAATATAAAGTTTACATATATAAACGCACAGCACATTGTAAAAAGCAGACAAGTATATATGGAAATGACCGATGGGGTGAATAAAAAGACATTGGGAATAACTGGAGATATTAGTGATTATGATAGTCGATATTGGCTTTCACCATTAGACGAATTGCCGTATTGTGATTTGATTATCGGAGAGTCTACTTACGCAAATAAAAAGCGACTTTATAAAAATAGAGATAGAGCAACCGATATCAATAAGTTGTCAATGACAATTAAATATGCGTTAGAAAACAGGTCTAAAGTAATTATACCTACATTTTCACTCAATAGGTTACAAGATATGATGTCTGTTATCTATGAAATGTATGATGGGGATATACCTATCGACATTATCATTGATGCACCATTAGGGATAAATATTAGCAAAATTTGGCATAAATTGATAGACTGTGATAATGACCTTTGGGATAAGGTAAAGAGTTGTAATAAATTTCAGTATGTAACAGAATTTAAAGATAGTCAAAGATTTAATGATAGCTGTGAACCAATGATAGTAATTTGCGGAGGTGGATTTTTACAAGGTGGTAGAGCAACTTATTGGTGCAAGAATAATTTGAGCAATCCCAAGAGTTACATTGTGTTCTGTGGTTATTCTACACCGACCTCTCCTGCTGGAAAGATAAAGAGCGGTAAAGCAACTAAAGTCAAAATTGATGATGTATGGATAGAAAATTTAGCGCAGATAGTAACACTAAACTCATTTAGCTCTCATTGTGATTATGCTCATTTGCTCAATTATTATTCTAATTTAAAATTTTCAAAACTGTGCTTAGTGCATGGTGAACATGGGAAACGCACAGAATTTATTAAATCATTACAAAAGGAACTAGCAAAACAAAGCTCAACGAGTAAAGTAGTAGAACACGAAATTAACACAAAGATACATTTTTAGGATATGAAATGAAAGTAAACTGTAAATTAGATAAACTTGATATAAATAGTGATACAACTATTAAAGAATATTTGGTAGCTTGTGGCATTGATGATGTTGAGAGATATCTCAATGCCGATAGTTGTGGTATTGAAGATTGCAATGATTATGTAAATATGAAACAGGGGTGTGATACTTTAGATATTGCTTTATTAAAAAATTATTTTAGTTCTAGTTCAAATATTATATATATAGTGCAAGACAGCGATGTTGATGGTTTAACTTCTTGTGCGATAGCATATTTATATTTAAGGCATTTGGGTGTGCCTGAATTTTATATAAGAGTCTTATTCCATAGTGATAAATCTCATGGATTGACAGATAAAATAATGGAGCAAATAGATGATGATTGTAGTTTGTTATGGTTGCCCGATGCTGGAAGTAATGACGTAGAGCAATGCGAAATTCTAAACAACAAAGGAATAAAAGTATTAATTACTGACCACCATTTAATATCTACCAACAACACTGATGCAACGGTCATAAATAATCAAATCTCACCAAAGATACAAAATAAATCACTCTCAGGTGTTGGTGTAACATTCAAATTTATTCAATATTGTTGTCAACATGATGATGATGACTTTTATCAATCGTTGTTAGATTTAGTAGCATTGGGCAATATTGGTGATGTTATGGATATGTGTTCTTTGGAGAATCGTTGTATCAATAAATGGGGATTAAACAATATTACAAACCCATTTTTAAAAACATTGTGCGACACTTATATTAGAGATGGAAAAATCAATCCGACATCTATTGCGTGGAATGTAGTTCCTAAACTTAATGCAATTCAGAGATGTGATGATACAAATGCCAAGACGCTCATATTTAAGGCTATGGTAACTGATAAAGATGATTATAGCGATGAAATAAAAGTATTAAACAAGTGGCATAATCATCAAAGAACTACTTGTGATAAGATATTTAAAGAAATTATATCTGAGCATATTGAAACCGAACACAATATAGAAATTGTGAATGTCCCTCAAACGGCATATACAGGGTTAATCGCAAATAAATTATTAAGCTATTATCGCAAACCAATTTTAGCAGTATATGAAAAAGGTGATGAATGGTTTGGTTCATGTAGAAGTAATATTGATTTAAAAAACATTCTTGCTACAAGTGGATATATGACAATAGCTGAGGGGCATGACAGAGCGTTTGGTGTAGCGTGGAAACAAAATCAAACTGACAAATTATTAAAATATTGTGATACAATAAGTATAAAGGACGCACAAGTATTTGATGTGTGTTGCTCAGTATTGCCAAATCAAATACCGTTATCGTTATTTTCGGCGGTAGGTGAGTATAACGATATTTGGGCAACAGGACTACCTAAAATGGCTTTTGATATACATGATATTGTTTTAAATGCTAAAGAGATACAAATACTTGGTAAGAGTCAAAACACCCTGAAATTCACCTATAAAGGAATCGAATTTATAAGATTTAGATGCGACAAAAATGTGTTTAATGACTTCCATATAGATACAAAAGATAGACTTGAGATAGAGATAGTGGGGACATTAGGAATGAATGAATACAAAGGGAAATATACACCGCAAGTAATGATAGATGAGTATGAAGTTAAAGGCAAATCGGATATAAGGTTAGATGAGGTATGGTAAAACCTTTTGACAAATGACTAAATATGGTGTATAATATTTGTATGAAAGGAAATAAAGATAGAAAACAAGGAGGGACAAAAGATGCGATTGTGGCACAAAGATTTACTTCGGGTATTGCCTCGGCAACAAATATGTTTTCAGTGGCGAGAGTGTTGTTGTATAGCTATAAATATACATGATAACAATACGCCAAATCATATATTAGTAAATAGAATTATGCACTATCCCATTGAACATTTTTGTTTATATAGTGCTTACGTTATAGATGAAATGGTAAAGCGAGGATATAATATAAGGGAAGAGTCTGTTCGTAGATTTTTTGAATGTCTAACCAATGAAAAGAAAACGTCTTTAACATTTGATGAAATGTTTAAGGGTTGGCACAATGAAAGATATTTGATACAGTGCCTATTAAATCTTCAAGAAAAATATGATTGCGGTGGAATTACCGAAGAAGAATGGAAAATTATTAATGATGATAATTGGATGTATTTAGACGATGATATTATTATTAATAATTTAGGGAGATAATAAATGTATTGTAACGAATGTAAATTTTATGATAGTTCACCATTGTGGAATAGATGTGATTTAACTGACCAAGAATGTTTTTACTGCTACTATGACCTTGTGCCTTGTCCATTTATTAATGACAATTATATATTTAAAGAGAATTTTAAAGAACTTGATTTTATAAAAGGAGAAAGTGCAAACGCTTATATGGAGATAACAAATGATACTAATAACTAAAGAAAATAATGAAATAATTCGCACAAATGTATCAGATATTGCAGAGGCATTAATTTGGATTTGCCAATATATCTATATACACAACAATAATACTCGATATGATTGCCCCTTTGTTCATACGGAGTTAGAAAAATGTAAACAGCGAATTGTAATAGATGTAAATTGGAATGAAATATTCTGCCTTACATCGCCAAAGGACGAAAAAGAAATTGTAGATATTTATGTAGATTGGAATGGAGAAGATATATGAGCAAAAGACTTATAAGAATTAGTACGATTGTAACCATTGCATTTGCCATAATGATTTGTGGATATTGCACATCGTATGCTGGAGATAGCGAACAACAGCTTGCTACGACACAAACATTCAGCATTGAGTCAACAGATGGCGTAACAACAGTAATGCCAGCAGATTGCAATATGATGATTCATATTGGCATTGATAATAGTGAAAGCAACCATAATTACAAGATTACAAATGTAACAAGTAACGAAGAATTTCAGCTTGGTAAGCGTGGAATATCTGTGCCTAATAATGGGTACTATTTTAAAACTGAACAAGAAGCGCAAGATTATTTCTTTACAACCTGTTTACAGTTTGGAGATAATAAAATTGGAGCAAGAAACTTTAATATAAACGCTGAACTTGCAAAACATAATAATGAAATAAAGGCTGGAGAACATTTAGATATTTATATTCCAATTAGAATTGCGGGATATGAAACAGGAAATACATATCAGGGGTGCGGATTTGATTATATTTATGCCCTCACGCTAAAAGATATGGGGGTAGATATTGTAGATAAGCCTACAACAGATGAGCCAAAGAAAGATACCACCACAATAGAAAAAGAAAAAGCTCCAAAAGCAACTACTACAACCACAAATAAGAATGATATACCACAAACAAGCGATACGATTAGTGGCAGAGAGTTTGCTATCAATATAATAGTTCTTGCATTGTGCATAGTTGTAATAGGAATGGTTGTGAGATATAATAGAAATCATAGGCTGTAATCTAAATTAAATAAAATAACTTCAAAACAAACCACAATATGACTTGACATCTATTGTGGTTTGTGCTATAATAAGGGTAAGTTAGAAATGAATCTAACATAAATACTTAGCAATTAACAACGCAAATGTTAAAAGGAGAATAAATATGATAAAAGATGAGTTTTTAGATGAGTGCTGTTACATTGAGTGCAAAGATTGTATTCACTATTCTCCTTGTGCCGATATAGACGGTTATAAATCTAATTGTAAAAGACTTGACCATAAACATTTTCAATTTGCAGTTCCGTTTTGTAAATCTTATGATTGTAGTTCGACATATATATGTAAAGAATTTAAACCTTCTCCGATATATAAATGGATATATGAACATTGGATTGGTGTCGATACATTTGTAGGCAAAATAAAAGATAGTGATACTGTACCAATAGTTGTTGATGGAAATACTGATATACGATACTATGTAAAGTATAAAGATTTTTATAACGGAACATTTGTAGATAAGAACGGTGAGTTAAAATGGGTACTTAAAACTTATTATAAACGAAGTAAGAAATCGCCGATTGGCTGGAAATTAGTGAAAATGAATAGAGAGGGAGTGGATATAAATGAGCTTTAAAAATATGATAGATATACAAGGTAGTATTAAAAATGAAGAGCTTTTAGATTATGTATATAGACATATAATTTCTAAAGAAATGCTAATAAAAGAATATAAATCTTATATTATGGCTAAAGAATATACTACGGATAAAATTAGAGTTAAAATCAACAATAAAATGCTTCCGTTGGAAATATCTTCTAAATGTAATGCAAACGATATAATTAACTTTTTACAGGCGGCAAAAGCATATTACGATGAAGATAAAATTAAATATATAAAATTATTAATTCCTGATGAAGTATATTGGATTAAATTTTGTAAAGAAACTTTTCTTGATTATGAAATTTATCCTAAAAATGGAAATTATATTGATAGTCAAATAGATAATTGGGAAAAAATATAAACAATAAACGAAATAGTAGCAGATAAAGTTGGCAATGAACGTGAGATATTTGTTATACGGGGAGAAATAAATGACTAAAATTAAATTGTTTAATGAAGATTGTTTTGACACAATGAATAGGATGATTAGGGGGGGTATGCTGATATAGACACCATCCTTACATCGCCACCATATAATAATAGCCGTGTTTCTCATACCGAAAACAGTATGAGAACATCGAATTGTAGATACGATTCTTATAATGACAATATGACAAACGAAGAATACTGTTTATGGACGAAAAAACTTTTTAATTCGTTTGAAAAAATATTAAAACCAAACGGCAAAATATTATACAATATATCTTATGGCGGCGAGAACAATGAGTGCATGTGGCTAGCAATAGCAGATATTATTTTGAATACTAATTTCACAATAGCCGATACGATTATATGGAAGAAAAAATCTGCCTTCCCTAATAATGTAAGTCCAAATAAATTAACAAGGATTACTGAATATGTATTTGTTTTTTGTAGAAAAGATGAGTACAAAACATTTAATACAAATAAGCAAATAAAATCTATTGGTAAAAATGGTCAAAAGTTCTATGAAAATATTTTTAATTTTATAGAAGCTAAAAACAATGATGGAACTTGCAAATTAAACAAAGCAACATATAGCACTGATTTATGCAATCAATTATTGTCCATTTATACTCCACAAAATAGCAATGTGTATGACCCTTTTATGGGGACAGGAACAACCGCTGTTGCGTGTAAAGAAATGAATATGGATTGGTGTTTTGGGAGCGAGCTAAGTGAAGCGCAAATAAAATATAGTAAAAAACGATTAGAAATGTGAGGAATAAATGAAAGTATTAAGTTTGTTTGATGGCATCTCGTGTGGTCAAATTGCCTTTGAAAGAAATGGTATAAAATTTGATAGCGTAGAGAGAGAGAGAGAGAGAGAGAGAGAGAGAGAGAGTAATCTTTATTTCGCAAGCGAAATAAAACCAACAGCAATAAAAGTAACACAGCAACATTATCCTAATACCATACAAGTAGGTGATGTAACAAGGTTGCATTATGAAAACAATACTCTTTACAAGAATTGTGATAGGGGTGATAATGACACTTGGGTATTAGGCGAATCCGTGTATAAGGGTAGTTTCGATATTCTTATCGGGGGTTCGCCTTGTCAAGACTTTTCATTGTCTAATATATATAACAAACAATATGGTTTAGATGGAATGAAATCAAAATTGTTTTATGAATATTTAAGGCTTAAGGGAGAAATAAACCCAACATATTTTTTACTTGAAAATGTAAAAATGAAAAAGTCGTCTGAGCAAACATTAAATGATTATATGGGTGTTGAGGGTATTCATATTAATTCTAATTTGGTATCTTTTCAAAATAGACTACGAATATATTGGACAAATATTCCGAACGTATCTCAACCAAAGGATAAACATATAGACTTTCAGAATTACATAGACACAGACGTAGCAAGGTTAGAAGAATCTAAAACAAATCGGACATTATCTCGTGAGCGAATGTGGAACAACGGCAACGGGAGAAACTGTCAACAAAATTGCGATAATATTACAAACAAGCACAAAATACATACATTAACATGTAAACAAGATAGATGCCCGAATAGTGGGTTAATATCCTATAAAGATTTCTGTAGATTTTTAACAAGGAGAGAAATAGAACAAGCACAAACATTACCCTTGGGATATACAGATAGTCTATCGTACAATCAAATGCAAGATGTTTGTGGCGATGGATGGACTGTAGATGTCATTGCGCATATTTTAAGTTTTATAAAGTGAGGTAAACTATGAATTTAAAAGAATTATATAAAATAGCAGATTATAAAGATGAATTAGGAATGTGCTTTAGAGGTGATTGTTTAGATATTATGAAAAATATTCCTGATAATAGTGTTGATATGATATTGACAGACCCACCATATAAAAATGAAAATCATGGTGGTGGACAAACTGAATTAGCTCAAAGGAAACTTGTAAAAGATTTGCACATAGATTTTATAAGTAATGGATTCAATTATGAAGAAATATTTACTCAAATGTTAAGAATATGTAAAATTCCGAATTTCTTTATATTTTGTTCAAATAAACAAATTTCTACCATTATGGGATATTTTGAATCAAAAAAATTATCCACAACTTTATTAGTATGGAACAAAACTAATCCAGCACCATTATGTAATGGTAAATATTTATCAGATTGCGAATTTATTGTATATGTTCGTGGGAAGGGAGCGACTTTTAATAATAATACACCTTTTGATTATAAAAAGAAATGTTTTATTAGTTCAATCGTTCCTAATAAAACAAGGTTTCATCCAACCGAAAAACCCATTGATTTATTAACTCAATATATATTATTACATTCAAATAAAAATAGTGTAATAATAGACCCATTTATGGGTTCAGGTTCAACTTGTGTGGCTTGTAAAAATACTAATCGTAGATATATAGGCATTGAATTAGATGATAAATATTTTGATATTGCTTGTGATAGAATAAAAAATACATCAAATCAATATTAAAGGAGGGAATTTATTATGAAATTTAATTTAATCGAATGGTTATACCTCAAACAAAAAGGTAATTTAGTATATTATGATAGCCTTACCAACATACATTCCAGAACATATTATGATAGAATATTAAAGAAAAAATATATCAACAAAGATTATATTGTGGTTTTTATCGACATTGACAATCTTAAAAAGTATAATGATAAAAACGGTCATAATGCAGGTAGTAAATTAATCAAAAGAGTTGCTGAACAAATTAAAGAAATAAATCCACTTGACTGTGCAAGATATGGTGGAGATGAATTTGTTCTGTTAATTGAACCAACAGAACAAGATAAGATTGAACGACTAAAACAAATAGAGGGTATCTCAATAGGTTATTATGAAAAAGAGGTTTATGAGGATATGTCGAGTGCCATTAAAAAAGCCGATGAGATAATGTATGAGGACAAAGGAAAGAAAGGCAATAAATGATATGAGATTGTGGAGTAAAAATATGATAGATGTACTGCCTCGCCAGCAATTATGTTCACAATATTGTGAATGTTGTTGTATAGCAAAGAATTTAGCCACTAATGGTACACCAAACCATTTATTAGTTAATAAAATATTAGATTATCCTATTGGGCACTTTGTCAAATATACTTATGACATATGTGATGAAATGTCAAGAAGAGGATATAAAATCTCTGAAAAATCTTTACAAAATTTTCAAAACAATATGATTGAATATTGTGGTGCTGATACATATGCTTATGGCTTGGAAGATATATTTCCCCAATGGCACACACCAAGATATTTATACCAATGCTTAATGAACTTAAGCGAAAAGTATGATTGTGGGGGAGTTAGTGAACAAGAGTGGAATGTGATATTGAATAAATTTGGTGATGGACTAAGTGAATGGTATAAGGAGAAAAGATAGATGGCTAATTACACAATGTTACATTGTCATTCAATGTTGTCAAACGGCGTAACAAATATAGATTCAATAACAAATTATAGAGACTATATTCCTAAAGCCATAGATTGCGGAATGACAGCATTTGCCTTTTCTGAGCATGGTTGTGTATTTGAATATTTACATAAAAAAACAGATATAGAAAACGCTGGTTTAAAATATATTCACGCTGAAGAATTTTATATAACCAACTCTCCTCTTGAATTAGATAAAAGAGTGAGAGATAATTACCATTGTGTTTTAATAGCTAAAAATTATAACGGATTTTTAGAACTTAATGCTTTAAGTTCTAAATCTTTTAATAGAACAGACGGTCACTTTTATTTTGCCCCAAGAATTACTTATGAGGAACTCAAAAATACAAGTGATAATATTATAATTTCTTCAGCTTGTTTAGGCGGTATTTTTAATTGCGATAATAAAGACTTAAAAAATGATTTCTTTAAATTCTATATGAATAATAAAAACCGTTGTTTTTTAGAGGTTGCACAGCACCCAAGTAAAGAACAAAAGAAATATAATGAGATGCTTTATGGTTTGCACAATAAATATGACCTTAATTTAGTAGTAGGAACTGATACTCACGCATTGAACGAAGAACATGCAGATGGCAGATTACTTTTGCAGAAATCAAAAAAAGTGTTCTTTGATAACGAAGGCGAATTTGACATGATATTCCGAACTTATGATGAATTAGTTCACATGTTCGCTGAACAAAATTCAATGCCTAAAGAAACATACCTACAAGCGTTGGAAAATACTAATCTTATTGCCGATATGATTGAACCGTTTGATTTGAGCAAAGAGTTTAAATATCCTAAACTTTATAATAATTCTATTGAGGTATTAAATAATAAAATAGAAAAAGGTATAAAAGAAAAAGGAATAAATAAATTTAGTAATTATCAAAAGTATAAAGATGAAATTGATTATGAACTCAAAGCAATAAAACATAATAAAGCCGAAGATTTCTTATTGCTTGAAGATATGTATAAAGGGGAAATGAGAAATAAAGGTATCGGATATGGATATAGTAGGGGAAGCGTTAGTGGAAGCCTTGTCGCATATCTTCTGAATATAACTCAGGTTGACCCTATTGAATGGAATCTTAACTTTGATAGGTTCATGTCTGTGGATAGAGTATCGTTGAGTGATATTGATACTGATTGGTATGATACTGATAGAGAAAAGGTTAGAGATTTTCTCTATAATAAAGAAGGACTTTATTGCTCAGAGATTATTACATTCAATACCATTGCACTTAAAGGTGCATTTAAAGATGTGGCAAGAGCTTTTGAAATGCCTATAGAACAAGCGAATGAAATAACTAAAGATATTGAAACAAACGAGAATAAATACCGAAAAGAATACCCTGAAATTTTTAAGTATGTAGATTTATTGCAAGGTGTAGTAGTTTCTATCGGTACGCATCCTTCGGCAGTAATTGTTTCACCGCAAGAATTAAATACAAATATAGGATTATGCTCTACATCTAATAATGTTCATCCAGTATCACAACTTAATATGAAAGAAGTGGATAGTTTAAACTATGTTAAGTTAGATGTGTTAGGGTTGGACGCCGTTGGTCTTATTAACCAAACCTGTGATATGATAGGTATAGATAGACTTACACCACAAAATATGGAGTTTAATGATGAAAAGGTATGGGAATCCATTAGAGAAAATACTATCGGTATTTTCCAATGGGAGAGCGATTCAGCACAAGCATATTTAAAGCAGTTATTTAGTAAAGAAACAATAACCAAGATAAAGGAAAAGAATCCCAACTTTTCTTATATTGATTTATTTTCGGTTGGCAATGGGGCAATTAGACCTGCTGGCTCAAGTTATAGAGATGAATTAGCTAAAGGAGAGTTTAATGATAATGGGCACAAAGCATTAAACGATTTCTTAGCCCCCACATTGGGGTATCTTGTTTATCAAGAAGAAGTGATTAATTTCCTACATAAATTTTGTGGATATACAATGGGCGAAGCGGATATAGTTAGAAGAGGTTTCGCTAAGAAAACAGGAACAGAAAAATTTATTCCAGATATTAAGCGTGGTTTTATATCTACAATGCAAAGAGAGTATAGCGTAGAGTCAAAAGAAGCAGAAAAACTTATTTCGCAATTCCTTGTAGTCATAGAAGATGCAAGTTCTTATCTTTTCTCAGAGAACCACGCTCTACCATATTCAATGACAGGATATGCGTGTGGGTGGCTAAGGTATTATTATCCATTGGAATTTTTAACTGTGGCTTGCAATATTTATCAAACCGACAACATTAAAAGCCAAGCATTAATGGATTACATTATTGAACAAGGTATAACAATTCATTCGCCTAAATTTCGTAAATCTAAAGCGGAGTTTATGATGGATAAAAAAAACAATGCAATTTATAAAGGCGTGAGTTCTTTAAAAGTGCTTAATGTAGAAGTAGCCGATAATCTCTATAGTAAAAAAGATGAGACATTTGTTGATTGGTTTGATTTCCTTACGCATCAAAAAGAAATCCAAATCAACAAATCTCAATTAGATAAACTCATTAAAATAAATTATTTTGAAGAATTTGGCGATATTAATACCATCCTTATAGCGACCGAAATCTATCATAAATATGGCATTAAAAAGACATTAAAAAAACCTATTGACTTTGATATAGAAGGGTGTTATAATAAAGAAACAGCAAAGCAATACTCACAATTAGACAACCTAAAGCTTTGTCGTAAAATTTTGGCACAAACAGAAATTCCTAAAACTACTACTTACGATAAAATATCTTACCAAATAGCTTTAATGGGATATACAACATTGGTCGAACCAAACACTCCGATGAATTATTTTGCAGTGTCAGATTGTGATATAAATAAATATGGAACACCATTCTTTAAACTTTATCGAATATACGATGGCGGTATAATTACAGTTAAGGGTGATAAAAAGTGGTACGGTCAATATGGTTGCAAAGTTGGCGACGTGTTAAAATGCGTATTCAAGAGTAAAGAAAAACGCAGAAAGATTAATGATAAATGGGTGGCGACAGGAGAATATGAAAGCATACTGAGTACATATTGCAAGATAGAAAAATAATTAAATTATTTTAAAAATATAGTTGACATTTTGACTAATAATTACTATAATATATATTGCACTCAAAAAATAAGGGGTAAATAATGACAAAAATTTGTGACTGTAAAATAATTAAAAATGTGTACTCAAAAGGTGACTTTCAGATATATAGTTGCATTCCTACTACCAATGATTATGATGTAGTATTATCTAAATATGGTAATTTCACAATATTGGGAGATTTGTCAATGCTCGAAGTTGGTAATGAGTATAAACTTGAATTGCAAGAAGAAGATGGCAAGTATGGTAAGCAATATCGTATTGTCAGTATTCCAAGCCTTGATGAGTTTAAAATAGACAATACAGATGATTTAACTCCAATTAAAGAATTAGAATTGCTAAAACATATAATGACTAACTCACAAGCCGACAGTGTTAATCATGCTTATCCGCATTTTATTCAGATGATTCTTAATGGCGAAGATAATAATATAGATTACAAAAAAATTCCTAATGTTGCAGAGGTTCGACTTGCTTCGTATATTAAAAAGGTTACAAGTTTATTTAAGTATTATAAGATAATGCAAGATAACCTTAATTTGTCGTTGTCTTATAGCGAATGTGTGATGCTATGTAGAGCATATTCAAGTCTTGAGGCTATACAAGAGGCACTCATACAACACCCATATTTAGCACTTATTTGTGTGCTCCACAGACCATTCCCGCAAGTTGACAACCTTTTGATAGAGATATACCCCAAGCTCAAAGTAAGCTCTCAGAGGTGCGAATTTCTATTATGTTATTTGCTAGAGTTAAACGAGAATGATGGTAACACAAGAATTAACGGTAACCTCTTAGCACAATATGTAATAGATTGGGACAGAAAATTACTACCATTGGTAAAAGAAACAAGTATCAATAGCGGACAAATTCACTACAATGAAAATACTAAAGACTTATCATTAAGAACAACTTACGAAAATGAGTGCTATATTGCTACCACCATAAAGAATAAGTTAAACAATCCAAATGTGTGGAATATTGATTGGTCGAAATATAGGGAAAATGAATATATCACACTTACCGATGAGCAAATTAAAATTCTTGAATTGATATGTAATTATGATTTCTGTATGTTGGTTGGAAATAGCGGAAGCGGTAAAAGTAGTAGCGTAAAATCTATTGTAGAAATGCTTGATGACAATGGATTATCCTACACGCTCCTCGCTCCAAGCGGAATTGCAAGTAAAAGATTGCGTGAAACCACAGGTAGAAGAGCAAGTACAATTCACAAGAGAATATTATCAGGAGGCAATATTTGTTCGGATATTGTATTAATAGATGAAATATCTATGTGCGATGTAAACTTATTTGCTACATTGTTAAAACAAACCGAACCAAACACGAAGATAGTATGCGTATTTGACAATGCACAGTTGGCAAGTATTCAATGTGGAAATCTAGTACAAGACTTACTTGACTCTAATATTGTGCCAACAGCAAGACTCACTAAGGTATTTAGATATGGAATTGGTGGAATTTCCACTGTAGGAACAGATGCAAGAAACGGTAAATCCTATTTAGATGATAATGGAAATTTGAAATGTGACGGTGCTGAGAATATTAAGGACTATACATTTATTCCGATAGGTGCAAATCCCAAAGAACAAGTATTTTCCACATACAAGCAACTATTATCCGAATACAATATGGAAGATATATTAATTCTAACGCCATTTAATGTAGGGGCATTTGGAACTTATGCAATAAATAAAAAGATTCAATCAGAGTATAACCCCGCAAAGCCCAACGAGAATACGGCGACACGAAAACTAAAAGATGCCCCAAATGGTATTGTAACATTTAGGATAGGCGATAAAGTTATAAATAAAAAGAACAACTATGAAGCATTAAGCGTTGAGTCGATTGATTTTCAGAAAGAGATAAAGAGAATAGAGAAAGAGCTTGAAAATATCAAAGGAATAGACGGAGAAAACAGCGAACCATATTATGCTAAGTATGATGAGCTTAACGAAAAACTAAATCGTGCCCCAGCTAATGCGACAATATATAATGGTGATATGGGTTTTATTAAAAATATAGATATTGATGGAAATGTTTATATACAGTTTGATGAAGATTTGATTGTATATGATAAGGCATCATTAAAGAATCTATTATTAGCCTATGCTTGCACAAGTCATTCATCTCAGGGTTGTGAGTCTAAAGCTGTAATATTTTTAACACACCCACAACATAAGAAACTTTTAAGTAAAAACTTATGCTATATGAGTTTAACAAGAGCGAAAGAAAGGCTTATAGAAATTGGCGATGTTTCCACTATAAACGAAGCGTTAAAAATATCAGAAACGCAAGAGCGAAACACATATCTTAAAGAAAAACTTTTGGAGGCATAAATGATAAGAGAAGAAACAAAAGAGTTGATAACAGAAAATTTGGGACTTGTTTATGGCTTTATGAAAGATAAGGGGATATATGATTTAGATTTGTTTCAAGAGCTGTCAATGTACCTTTGTAAACAAACTGACAGATATTACAATGTTGGGAGGGGTACATTTTCCACGTTTGCATATTATATTTTAAATAACTATATGACTAGGGTTTATAAGCGTCAGAGTCGGCAAAATTCGATTGAAGCATTGAACATTGATGAGTTGTCCGAATCCGAGAATACTACGCTATATGAGACCGTAATGAGATATGACGAACCACTATATGATGATATTATAGAAGATGAACAACTATCACAAATAATATCATCATTGCGTCCGCAGAGGAGAAAGATAATTAAAATGTGGGTAGACGGATATACCGATACCGAAGTAGCTAAAAAACTTGGCATAAGCAAGCAAACTGTCAATCATTTTAGACATACATTAATTAAGAAAATAGAGGAAAGGAGATGAAAAAATGGGGAGTAAATTAATATTATTTACAACAAATTGCCCGAAATGTAAAATATTGGAAAAAAAAATGGATGATAAAAAACTCAATTTTAAGTTAGAAACAGATGTAACAGAGCTAATTGACATGGGGTTTACAACTGCACCTGTGCTTAAAATTGATAATGATTATTTAGATTTCGGTAAAGCGATTAAGTGGATTAATAAACAATAGGAGGGGTATATGGACATATCAGTACGATTAAATAAAAATTTCACAACTCAGTATAACAGATTGCAAGAAAAATACGGTACAGAATTTGCTCATCTCAATGGATTTGACGATGACCAATTAAGCTATACTGATTTTATAGATAATTTTGTAGATACCGATACGGTAGCTGATGCTAGTATAGATGGTAATGCAAATGTCGGGAGTAAAGATATAAGAACACTCATGAACGAAATGCCTAAGCCGCATAGAAAACTACTGTCTTTTAATAAAATATATTGTGAAATAAATAAAAGATATGATTTTCAAACTGCAAATATATGGTTGGAAAATGAGTGGAATAAAGCATTGTATATGCACGATGCTGACACTTCTACATTCCTTCATTATTGTTTTGCTTATGATTTAAAAGATTTAGCAGAAAAAGGTCTTTTCTTTTTAAGTACATTTAATCCTGAACCACCTAAACATCTTTCTACATTTGTAGATTTTGTAAAAGAGTATATATCCTTTGCGTCAAATAGGAGTTCAGGTGCAGTAGGTCTACCTAATATTATTCCATATATGTATTATTTTTGGAAGAAAGATTGTGAGAGTGGTTATGCAACTAAATCTCCTGAGTATTATGCTAAACAACAAATACAGAGATTTATTTATGCTATTAATCAACCTTATGTAAGAGATGGACTCCAATCTGCTTTCACGAATGTTTCTATATTTGATACACCATATCTTGAAGCATTGTTTGGTGGAGCTGAATTTCCTGATGGTACATTTATGATTGATTCCATAGAGGGAATAAAGGAATTTCAAAAAATATTTATGGATGAAGTGTCAGAAATTAGAAGCCATAATATGTTTACATTTCCTGTATTGACAATGTCATTACTTAGAAAAGATGGTAAGTTTGTAGACGAAGATTTTGCTAGATGGGCTAGTGAGCATAATAGAAAATGGGCAGATTCTAACTTTTTTGTAGATGATAATGTTAATAGTCTTAGCAACTGTTGTAGGCTTAAGTCTAATATTAATGATTTAGGATATTTTGATAATATTAAGCATGAAAAAGAAATTGAAGATGAAGTATATAAAGAAATGTATTCAAAATATTGTGAGGAACAATCAAAGTGAAAAAGTGGGAAAAATATAAAGACTCTATTATTTCTTATATAAATACACATCCTAACGCTAGAATATCGGAAATTATTGATGAAATAGGTTGCTCTCGCTATACAGTTACTTTAGTATCTACAAAATTCGATTTGTGGAAGAATTTAAGTCATGATAATAATCTAGCTAAAAATAGAGAAACAAGGCTCAAAAAATATGGTGATGAAAACTTTAATAATAAAGAAAAAGCTAGACAAACTTGTTTAGATAAATATGGTGGAATAGGTTTTGCATCAAAAGAATTAAAAGAAAAGTATGAGCATACAATGCTGGATAGATATGGGGTAAAACATAACTGGAGCAGTGAAGATTCTAAGCTGAATGGGAAAGATACCTGTTTTAAAAAATATAATGGGAAAGAAAATTTTTATACACATACTCTTTCAAAAGGCAAACAAACCAAACTAGATAAATACGGAGATATGTATTATAGTAATCATAAAAAAGCATCTTCCACAATGCTTAAAAAATATGGTTCACCATATTTTGTGACTACCCAAAAATGTAGAGAGAATCTATATAGAAAATCAACCAAGATTAAAAGATATGAAACAATGAAGAAGAATAATTCCTTTAATATCTCAAAACCAGAAGAGGACTATTATCAATATCTTTTAACTCAATATGAAAAAGACGACATTATAAGACAATATAGGTCAGAAGAATACCCATTCAATTGTGATTTTTATATAATATCAGAAGATTTATTTATAGAATGTAATTATAGTTGGACACATGGTTTCAAACAATTTGATGAAAATAATAAAAAAGATTTAGAACTTTTAAGTATGTGGAAGTCTAAGTCAAATGGAAATGATTATTATGCAAATGCTATCTATACTTGGACAGATTTAGATGTAAGAAAAAGAAAAATAGCTAAAGAAAATAATTTAAACATAAAGTTTATATATTAGGAGGTATAATGTTATCCTTTGAAGAATTTAAAATTGAAGTAAATAAAAAAGATATTTTAAAAAATGAATTTAAAAATAAAGTACAAAATAAAATAAAAGAAGAAAATAATTATGGTGGATTAGGTTATTTTTCATCAATAGGAGGAAGTGGACTGAAAGTAGGTAGTGTTAAAGTATCTACAGTAAATCTTGCTAGAATAGCCTATGAGAATAAAACAGAAGAAAAATATCTTGAGCAATTAAAAGAAACTGTAGAACTAGATTGTATAGCTCTAGATGCAGTTAGACATATACTAGAAAGAAATGTAGAAAAAGGATTAATGCCTAATTTTAATTATGGATTAGTTGATTTTGAGCATTTGTATAGTACAGTAGGATTTACAGGTGTTTATGAAACTATGAAGAGATTTGGTTATACAGAAGTAGATGAATTAGGAAATACTTTTTATAAACCTGAGGCAGAGGCTTTTGGAGAAAAACTATTTAAAGTAATACATGAAACCAAAGATAAATTTGCAGAGGATAAAGATTATAAAATAAATTTAGAACAGATCCCAGGCGAAACTGCTTGTTCTAAATTGCAGAAAGCAGATACAATGCTCTACCCAAGAAAAACAGTAAAGGATTTACCTTTGTACGGCAACCAATTTTTACCGTTGGGCATAAAAGCAACTATCCAAGAAAGAACTCGTGTTGCGGCATTATTTGATAGTTTTTGTAATGGTGGTTCTATCCAACACATTAACATAGAAGCCCCTTTTGATAATGAGAAGAAGGCTTGGGATATGCTTAACTATGTAGCAGATAAAGGTGTTACATATTTTGCCTTTACAACTAAAATTCAAGCATGTAAGCATAATCATGCTTTCTTTGGGAAGGTATGCCCAGTGTGTGGCGACCCTGTAGATACTGAGTATGAAAGGATTGTTGGATTTTATACGCCCATTAAAACTTGGAGCAAAGAAAGAAAAGCTGAAAATAATAAAAGAGAATGGCATAATTTAAACACTTTTGGTGAAAATAAATGAAAATACTAGGGATAATAGATGAAGATTTTGTAAATTATAAAGAGCCATGTATGGTAATAGAATTTCCATATTGTGATTTTAAATGTGATAAAGAAAACGGAAATCAGATATGCCAAAACTATATGTTAAGTAAAGAACCTACAATAAACATCCCAGTAGATGTAATTACTCGCCTCTATTGTAATAATGATATAACTAAAGCAATAGTGTTCCAAGGACTAGAACCATTTGACTCTGATGCTTGTGATATGATAGACCTTATAAGCTCATTGAGAGTTCAAACAAACGACCCTATTATAATATATACAGGATATAATAAAGATGAAGTAAATTTGGAATATTTGAAAGCTTTTAAATTTGAAAATATTATAATTAAATGGGGCAGATATATTCCTAATCAAAAATTACATTATGATGAAATATTAGGAGTAAAGCTCGCTTCTGATAATCAATATGCGGAGGTAATATGTTAATAGATTATGACTCAAAAAATGATATATTATATGTTAGATTTGATGACTCCTCAAAAGCTGTAGGTAAACCTATCAAGGGTTTAAATAGTAAGTATTCAGCCGTTATTTTCTGTGAAAAAGATAAGCCTAATGATATTACTGGCATAACTATATTTGACTTTATATCAAAAGGAGGTACATTTGAATGGACAAACCTATCTCAAACATTGAAGTTTATGGAATAGATAAAGCATTTAAGACCTCTAAATATCCTATGAGTATAGATGTAAATGATTGCACAGATACCCTTACACAGAATATCAAAAAATTAGCTCATGCTAAAAGTGGTAGCGGACATGATAACTTTCTTAAAGGTATTGTCGTTCAATTTGATTTAACTTTTACTATTAAAGCATGGACTGAAGCAGAGCGTTATCACTTTTTTGATATAGTAAGTTCGCAAAGCACCATGCATCGTATTTCTAAATTTGAATTAAAGGATGCTTCATTTTCAGAGTACACTGATGTAGAGATAAAGCAAAGGCTCAAAGAGCTAATAGATGCATATAATGAATACTCCACCGATACTGTAGGTAAAGCAGGCGAAGATTTAAAAAAAGATAAGTATCTAGAGCTACTTTATTCAGTACCGGTGGGATTAAAATTAACTGCTGGAATAACTACTAATTATCAACAGTTAAAGACAATTTACTTTCAGCGCAAGAATCATAGATTACCTGAATGGAGACTATTTTGTAAGCAATTGGAAGATTTGCCATATTTCAAAGAGCTTATATTATAAGGGAGGCAAAATGAATACATTCCAATCAATAATGTTACTAACAATTCAATTTTTAACTATACCCATTGCATTTTATTCTACAGATATAAGAATTGAATTGTTCGCTTTGGCGATATGCGCAATAGGATTGATAATTGAACTTTGCGACATACAAAATAAAAATTAAAATAGCCCATTGACAATCCCCTATAAATATGCTATAATACCTATATCAGATAAAGATAAACATTATAGCATATTTTTTATGGAGGTAAAAAATGAAAATATATCAGTCAATAATATTACTGCTAATCGAGGTTCTAATGATTCCGATTACGCTAATATCCATTCCTTATAGTTTGGTAATAGCAAATATAGGACTTGTATGTTGTGGGCTTTGCACACTACTTATAGTTATTGGGGCGTTCAATGCTTTTAAAAATAATGAAAAGGAGAATTAAATATGAAATCTACTACACAGACAGAACGCATACTTCGTCATCTTAAAGATTATAACTCAATTACAACTTGGGAAGCTATTCAGGAATATGGTATAACACGACTTTCGGCAAGAATATTTGACATTAAAGATATGGGATATAAGATAAAAAGCGAGATAGAAACTGCAACTAACAGATATGGTGAAACCGTAAATTATAAGCGATATATTTTGGAGGTATAAATGAGCCACTCATACAATAAACGAAAAAAAGCAAAGCATAAATTCAATCATAAAATGGCTTATAATTTCGGTGAATTTTGTGCAATGCGAGATATAACAAATTGGGCAATGTTGCCTAAAGAAGAATATGACCAACTTTGGTCATATTGGATAAGCTATAAAAACTTTTATAACATTTCGGAGAAAAAATAATGATAACAGTAATTTGTGATATTGATGATGTCCTATGGGAATTGGTAGACGCTTGGATAGATTATTACAATAAATATAATAAAGATGAAGATACTCTTAACAAAAACGATGTAACTGATTGGGATATTGTAAAATGCACAAAACCTAAGAATACAAAGTTCTTTTGGGAAATATTAAAATTAGCAAGTTTCTATGATTTTATTTATAAGTATATTGAGCCACATACTTATGATACGCTTAAAAGGCTTAACGATTCGCCCAATGTAAAACTGTATTTCGCAACATCTACACATTATACCAACGCTACTGTTAAAATCCAATATTTCTTACATTTTTTTAACTTTATAGCGTCAAAACAGGTCATAACTATACACGACAAGTATTTACTCAATGGCGACATTTTCATTGACGACAGTCCTGTCAACTTAAAAAGAATCATTGAAATAGGGGGTAAGTGCTATTGCGTTAACAAACCATGGAATAAGAATATAAAAGAAAACAAAAACTGTTGCAAAGAAGATGAATTTAAAACAATAGTTGATAAGATAATAAGTGGAAGATGGAAATATGATTTTCAATAAAGTATCATTGGAACAATTTAGCGAGGATATGTATTTGTCAAGCAATCCATACCCTTTCTAAAAATTTATCCACGCTCAAGTCTTGGATATAAATATGGAATAACATTAGTAAATACTGTGGGCATTATAGACGCTGATTATTGTCAATCTGACAACGAAGGACACATATTAATAACATTAATAAATAATAGTGATAGAGTAGTCTCTTTGAGCCAAGGAGATAAATTTGTGCAAGGCATTATAAGTGAATATATATCAGAACCGAACTATGATAATCTATTTGAGATAAATAACAGAAATAGCGGATTTGGTTCTGCCGATAATTAAGATGAAAAAAAGGCATATGTTTATATGCCTTTTAAAATTAAGTTTATATTGTTTTCTTATTCTTAATTAAGCCGCTTGGAATCCGCACGTCGTCATTTGGAGATATAAGCCATAACTGATTTGCGCCTTTGCCGTGAGTGTTATAACAGAACACCGTACCCGTTGCGTATATATCCTTGCCTGTCGCCTTGCCTTTATACCCTGTCGCTTTCTTGTTCTTTATCAATAGAGCGTCAGTGTAGATACGCTTACCGTTTTTCTTTCCAATCCACCATGTCTTGCCATGCGTTCCAAAACACTTGACTGTACCGATAGCGACTGCCTTTTTCGCTATCGGCTTTGACGGTGATGACGGTGGATATATCGTAACATGGATATATCCGAGTACATCTGATCTTCTGCGTGTTCTCCGCATGACTGCACCGTTGCCACCGCCCGTGTTGCCCTCTATCGTGATTATTGTTGAGCCATTAACTACTCGTTCAACAATTCCTATGTGGTCGGCTGAACCGTTATGCCCCCACGAGAAGATAACTAATGCACCTTTGCATGGTTTGTTATCCCACCGTCCGTTTTTTTTCGCCCAATCTCGCCATGATGCGACACCTGCCTTATACGGTATGCCACTAATTCTCGACCAACAATCTGCGTGTCTGAAACACCATGCCATAAATACCGCACACCACGCATAACACATTCCACTGACAACATGACCGTAAAACCAATCATTGTATTTGCATCTGCAATAATTTGTTGCCTTTACACCAACTTGACTCTGTGCAATAGATAATACCGACATACTATGCCTCTCTTTCTATCTTGTTTGCCGCTTTTAATTCTCTCTTAACTGCATCGCCCTGTTTTGCTGAATGAGTGAAGCTGTTGTTCTTCCACCATGCTACAAGCGCAGTGACCATGATGAAACCGTCTGTGACAAATGCGTTTATCTGTGCATCATCAATCGGAAGCACGTCATGCCCTGTCGCTTTAAGCACCATGTTTGCGAGTGCCAATACAAGGCACGCTGTTCTGATGATAGTTCCTTTTGTAATTTTCTGCTCTTTCATGTTATTTCTCCTTTTAACTTAAACTTATATCTAATATCTAATCTCAGAACTTTTTTCTCTCTTTTTCGAGAACAGTTATTCTTGTTTCGTGTTTTACAATATCGTCCGACATTTTTTTATGTTCAAGGCAATTTTTTTCTTCGTTATCTTGAACATCTTTATTTACTCTGTCGAGTGTTGCTGTTAGTCCGACCATTCTCTCTGACAATCTCGCCACTTCAGTTATAAGGCTATTGATTGGTGCTTTTAATTGTGTCGTTGAAACGAGTATGCCGAGAATTACAGATATTACTACAATAACTTGCCAACCTATTTGTGGATTGATGCTCATTGATTTTATCCCTTCCCTATTTTTTTTATTGAATGAAATATTATGCTGTTCTTTGCCACATATATACTGTTAAATATGGAGGCATATTGTTATGGGCACCACCGCCACCTACAGTGCTACTTGTTAAGAATGTGGTACTGTTGGTATTAGCATTGCCAATACCGAAATTAGCAGTTGACCCACCAAAATAATCAGGAAGAGCACTATTGGTATATCCTGAGACGCTCTTATGGTTGTGATTTGGCATCTCCTCAGTAGTAAGCGTGTGCGCCGCTTCGCCGCCTGTCGCTCCAGCCGAATACGTGTCGCCTGCACCAAGCAAGAAAGTGTCTTTAATTTGTGTCCAGGTACCGCCGAACAGTGTAGCTGGAGATGTGCTCGCTACGCTTATGTACACAGCTCCTACCGGATATATGCGGTCGAGCATCGACTCGGCGGTAGACTGAGCTCCGTCTGCCGAGCTCTGAGCCGCGTCTATCCCAGACTGTACATCTTCGGGCGCGGGAGTCCAGTCCGTAGCGCGGTTGCCAGACTCAATTTTGATAGAGTGGATTGTTGTAGTGCCAGTGTCGGTGCTCGGTAATCTGTATATTGCGACGTCGCCATTGCGCACATTGTCGGCTGGAGTACGGCCTGCACTGTATTTCGCCGTGAACGTCTTTTTCAGGATCTGTCTCTCTGTCCCTGACGGGATCAAAATAGCCATTTCCGAGTAAGCTCGCGACACGTAGACGCCGTAATGCGTCGCTGTAGGCGACGGTGTGATGTCGATGGATACTGTGTATTCTTTACCTGCTACAAGCGGCGATGATGGCACATATGTTGCGACCAAATAGTTAGCGTTGCTTACCTCCACTCCCGACTGCAACAGCAGATTTCGCACACCAATGCTTATCCCGTTTATCGTAGCTTTATTTTCTGTTATCTGTGATTGCAACTGAGGTATTTGTGCCCCCGCTCCATTTAATTTATTTCTAACAGAACTTGCAATTTCTTCGTTCGCAATATCTATCCATGTATAATTCATTTAATCATCCTCCTTTACCATGTTGCATTTTGTGTTAATGTGCCTTTTATTTTTACGTTACCACTCGCATCTACTGTTAGAGCGTTGGATAAACTATTATATGCCGTGCCATTGCCGACTATAAATATGTATGTGTCATTAGCATCATTTATATTATATTTTCCGATAACAGTTTGCCAATTACTAGATGCGGTAGTCCATAAACCTCCCGCATGAGAGTATGCTCCTGATGCTATAGTCGAATATCCTTCGGCATGAGAGTATGAACCCTTAGCTTGAGTATCTGCGCCTTCGGCGTGAGCCGCAAAGCCTAGCGAAGTGTCAGAAGAAGAACCAGTAACACTATACGAACCTTCGGAATGGGAAGCATACCCCATTGCAGAACAGTGGTCTCCCTGTGCGTGTGCGGCTTGTGCAAATACTGAACACTCTTGCCCCATCGCTGAAGCATTTGCGGCTCTATCTGTTATATATGCATTATTTCCTTGAGCAAATGCGAAACTTGCTTCGGCATAATTATTATATCCTACCAAAAATGATAATGTCCCAGCGTGGTTATCATCCAACGTCCCTATATAAACATATGGATTGTCAGTAGCTTCATTGTATACAACAGTTAAAGTTGCTTCAGAATATTGAGACCACTTAGTTATGCCTTCAAGCGTTATTTGTATTGCACATTGCCACGGAGTATAATCTGTATCTAGTATAAAATTAATAGTATCGCCATTACCCGTAGTTAAATAAGCAGACGTAATAACATTGTTTTTAATTGGTTTAGATGTATAATATTTATCTCTGATTGGGTCTCCATAAAAAACATCTGTTACGACATTATCTCCAACATTATAAGACCTTACCGAGAATATGTCTCCTAAAAATGAATATTTTTCTATCACTGGTGGAATAGACAATGTTATGCTGTTATTCGTTATAGATACCTGAGAGTTGCTATCTTTCCCTATTACAGCTCCCATATCAGTATAAGAAGCTATTGGAGTTGTACCATCTCTTACCTGCATACCCTCAGAATTTATCAACAAATTTTTACCCGTAGTGGCACTTTGGGTTGAGCTAATATGCGCTCCGTCCGCATCTGCCCAAAATACATTTGATACATCAAAACTTTCCCCTAATTTAGCCGCAATATATCCGTTTCCCGTGTTACCATCTATCGCCTTTACTATGACATTATCGCCTACTGATAAATACGAACTCGATTTATTTTTTAATGTAGTATATTCTTCTGTGCCTCCTGCAATTATAACCGTATAGTCTGAGCCACTTATACTCGTAATAGTCCCATAAAGTACACTCTCAACATTTCGTTCGGATAATATTTTAGTACATTCTACTTGTGCTATATTTTTAACCGTAGTTATTAAACTGGTTAATTCCTCGTTTGTCATTCCGTTTCTCCTTTCTATGTCGTTTCGTAATATGGTAAACTACCCACATTACTACACGTTATTGTTATTTGTGAACTCGAAGATATTGGAATGGATAATGATTGTATAACAAATTTATTTGTACTATAATTAAAAAATGAGTCTTTTAATACAATACAGTTATTAACATCTAAATGAATCATATATGAAGATGTCACCGAAATCGCCTCTTGAACCATTGATACTTTATTTAATTCGTATTCAGCTCGTTGTTGTGCCAAAGAGTTAGAATAAATATTGCTATCGGTAATGTAAGCATTTTTTATACCAATTATATCAATTCTATTTGAGGATTGTGGATTATCATTAATAGCAATCCCTTCATACATAGCACTTCCGCTTACATTCGCACCAACCACTGTCATTTTATTCCTCACACTTGTGAAATTATAACTTGTATTATTTGACAAATATTCATACTCCGTATCATCAAAAGTCCATAATATTGGCTTATTTACTTGCGATATGTCTTTTATACCACTTTGGACAACTAAATTGCCGTCTGTGCCATAAAATATATCACATGAAATCATATTTGCTAAATCTATTAACATCGCTCCATAAGAGTCATTCGGTGCTTTAGATAAAATATATTGTGTTGTTGCGTCTTTGTATAAACTATCAAATACAATCGGTTTGCTGTCTAATGGATAACCATTTCCATTTTGCATCATCAATATCTCTGTCATAACAGAATGTATATTCTCGTTAGCATTAATTTGATATGTAATATCTAAATTTCCTCCCAAAGTACCGTCTAACAATGCAAATTTATCATAGCATTGCATTTGTATTGTTCTATCAGACAAATTTCTTAATACTTCAGGATTCCCAATTAAAAATACCCCAGCACTATTCCAAACAGTGTCGCCATTTGTCAGTGCTATTCCTAATTCTAATTGAAATTTTGTATTTATCCAAATTTTACCTTGTAGTCCATTCGGCGTAAATTGTCCATCACTATTATTCAGAGTGAAATTTAGGCTTCTACGTTGCCCCTGTTGATATGTAATATTTAAAGTCCCTGATGCTGGAACTATATAATCACTTATATCTTCTTTAAACGACTCATCTTGATTTAATATAAACAATCTAAATCTCGGTCTAATTTCATTAGCTTTTATTGCTTTAATATATTTAAGAGGTGAAAAAGAATGATAATCATATTCAGCCATTTTTTATCCTCCTATAACACTATTTCCGCTTAAAGTATCTAATTGTGTAACCGTAAAGTTTACAGTTATCATTTGCTCAGAAGTTACATCGTTGTAGTTAGCCGAACATTTATCGGTTGATACAATCCATCCGTTGCCTTTTCTATCACGCAATAATTTTAATGAACTGTCTGCTATAAACGCATTAAATTTATTATATAAGTTTACACTATCAGTATATTTGCCAGTAGTTTTGTCTACATTAGACAATAATGCGGTAATCCCTGTCGTAATATAATTCATTTGACCAGTAGATACCTTTGGAAATTGTGTAAAGTTGTTCATTATTGTTTTATCTACATTTTGTTCCAATGCGTTAGATGTCAAATTAGAATCAAACAACCATATATTATTTGTATCACCATAAAATTGATTATCTTTATCAGTTTCAATTAATCCCACGAGACTCCAATTCCACCATGACGTTTGTTGAATGTCTTGTTGTGATATTGGAGTAGTTAACGCGCTATCAGTTTCTCCATAAATTATATACTTGTATTGTGCATTATTGAGTATGCCATAATCAATAAGATTACTTTGCGATGCTGGCACTGAACCAATATAATTTAATGTTTGGTTTGTCCCATCTTGTCGATATATTAACCAATTTATAACATTTCCTGTTGAGACCGTACCCTCACCACCATTAATATTTTCAGTAAAAGGAGCAAGAAAAACAGTTTTACTATCCCATTGTGGGGCATAAGTATATCCTGTTGTACTATCTATCGTAGTTTGACTATCTACTACATCATGTACCCATATATAATCAGTTAATGAATTACCATAAAGTTTATATTTATTATAGCTTAACATATCTTATCCCCCCTTTCTATTGTATATTATTTACAACAACTTGTATCGATGTTGGAAGCAATGTAATCTTAAACCAATGTGTGCTTGGATAAGTTTGGGCAAAAGTTGATTCTGTCCAATATAAACTATCGTTCCATGTTGCAGTATCTTTCCATTCATAATTAGCTTGTTGTGTTGCTCCTGACGATGCCAAAAGCCACACATTTGGAATATCAGCTACTACTACTGATGAACTAATATTGGTATCTCCATTTGCTATTACATAATAAAATACACCGTTACTATATCTAATTGTATATGTCGGCGTAGACTGAGTAGTTTTAACTAATAAATCATTATCTACAATATAATTTTGTCCTGTTGTTAATAATGTATAAATTACTCCCTCACTTGGTGCATAGCCTATTTGAGACCACACATTAGTGGCAATAGCATTATAAATCAAATTCAAGTTACGATTATAATAGCTATCACCCACATTACAAGTCGATGGTGGGACTGTAGCGAACGATGTAAGCTCAACTGGAGAGCCTTCCATTTCAAACATAAATCCATCATACCCCTCAGAACCTTGCCAATTTATATAAGTAGTTGATTCGGCTGGTACATTATATTTATAATTAGAACTGCCAACATACCAATATAAATCCGCACCTTTATTTACACTAACACTTGAGCCTCCGCTATAAGGCTGATTAGCCGCCAACGAATAATATGGCAATGTGCCGCTACCTTCAGAATATCCTTGATTAGTTAAAAAAGATTGCCACGAAATCAAATTGGCATTTGTATCACATAAAGGCGTAACATTTACTTCATAATCTATTGTTATAACATCATACGACACCTGAAAATATGTAATTGGGATTGTTGATATAACCCCATATTCACTTTCTACCGTTAAACCGACTCCATAAGTTGTCCCATTTATCATTCCGTCAAATTCGTATTCTATTGCACCGCTATATATTTTGCCGCTATCTTTAAGAACACTGCCACTACTTGTATATAACACCCATTCAAAGTATGTCCAATTTATATTCTCAGATTGTGTCCATGTCGCTTGGAAATTATATGACTTAGTATTAATCATATTTGGTATGGTAGAACTTAATATCGCCGCAGACCTTGCCAAAAAGTATATATCATTAGATGTCAGTCCATTTGAATAAATATTATAAGACGTGCCTACAGTTGGCACAACCGATAGTGCTGTTCCCAATGTTGCTACGCCCGTTGTGCTATCATAAGCAGTTATTTCTACAGTTTGATTATTTATTTTAATGTATGTTGAAGTTGTATTATTAACATCAATTAAATTAGAACTTCTTAAATAAAGACTTGTTGTTGTACTTGCTCCATCTTGAATTGTACCATACGTTATCCATATATCGGCATTAGCTTCTATCAATGTTAAATTCCACGCATAATCCATTCCATTAGTCATGCCACTACTTGCAGGAACGGTCATATTAAGAATTTGGTCAGAATATAAATTAGGAGTTATTGATTGATGATTATTATAAACTTGATTGCCCAATAAATCATTAATAGTTAAAATATATTCTGATACCGCTGTTCCACCCTCCGCATTTATATAGCATGAGAATGTATTTGATGTCGTAGCATCTATACTTGTAAGATACGGAGATGGATAAGAAGGTTGATATAACATTTAGTCACCTCCTAAAAAAAAGATTATCGGCAATAAAAATAGAATACAATTAAGTATTCTATAATCATTGCCGATATAATTAAATTATTTACTTACTATTGAAAGATTTTGTAATTGTCTTACAAAATCATTTGCATTATTGGATTGAACTGTTAAATTCTCAATATTTACAGAGTGATTATCGTTATTGCCTCCTGAATAGCCGCCAATTTTATTAGCTAATTCATTAAGATTATAATGACCTAATTCCATAAGGTTTTGAGTTAAACCTGCTGGTATAACACCTGTACCCTTTTGAAGATATGATGCATTACCCGTTGGGGGAATAAACAATTCGTCTCCCAATTCATTTACATTATACATACCGCTATTAGAAACAGCTAATGTCCCTTTTGCTAATCCAGCGAGCTTATTAGCGGCGTCTTGAGAAGTTGTGCTATAAAATATTTTGCCACTTTTGCTCATAGCCACATATAAATTATCAGCATTAGAAACTAATGAGTTTTCTTTCTGAGCCGCTACATACTCATCTTCTGCATTGAGCATATCTTTCATATAATCAAGATACGACTCTTTAAAGTTAGTAAAGTTTTGTTCTCTGTCTTTAAATACAACCTCCTCAATACTTTGCCCTAATTCAAGCTCTTGAATATATTTGTTCAAATAAGTTTCTTGTTCATTTAGGAAATTATCATAAGCATCAATTTGATTTTGAATTGCTTGTTTTTCTTGATTAAGATTGTATTCATCAATAGCTTTCTGTGCTTCGTCAACAGCACTTTGGTCAGCTTCATATTGCCAACCTTTTGCCGCACTATACACTCGAACATTTTTACTATTTTGAGCCGTTTCTAAATTCTTCTGAAGTCCCGCTAAATCAGTACCATTTAATG